GTTACGTGAAAAAATATTACTAGTTTTCATGAAATCACATCCTTATATAAGCTATCCATACAAAACATACAAACTATACACACACCATCTACCTAAACATCTTTCTTTCCCATGGCGATAATTTCGGGACTTCTATTTGTCCACTATTTGCACTATAACTACCGCCAAAGAATGTTAAACTCAAAGCATCGGCACCATCTGGGCTAGGTAGCCCACGTGATCTAAGTTCATCTTTACTCTCAATCTGTAATTGTCCTTGGCTGTTTTCTTTAAAACCAAGAGAACATAATTCGCCGTGTAACTCGTCGCTATCTGGAATTTGTACAGGCATTTCCCCGCAAAACCAATCTCGCATATCTGACCAGAGTTCTGCCCGAAGATTCTTAAACCGTTCTTTGTCATTAGCACTACGTGCGACATTGACACCTTCCACATTATCAAAACCCATTTCTTGCAGTCTATCAACAACACCAGCACCTATACCAATACAATCTATATATACTTTGTGCGGTTTTTCTTCATTTATTATGCGTTTTAATCTACCGACAATTTCCATAGTATTATAATTGCCCAAGCGATCCATATTAAATGCATTTCTTCCTTTACGTCTAATGATAACAGTGCGATCCCTATCACTGATAGCAACATCAACCCCAATGACAAGATTACCCGATGGTTCCACATCTGTTTTCCTCGCTCTTTCTACATATTTGGAATTAATAAATACATTGTGTATAGGGTTTTTGAATGCCTCTGTCGCATTCATAGGATATTCTTGCTGGAAATGCTCTCTACCAGCGTCAAAATCCTTGGAGAACTCGTTAATTTTGATCCTACGCCATGCAATATGCGGTAAAGTTAGGCCATTTTTACCATATAATTTTATTAATTGTTCTTCTTCATCCGTTAGATACAGATTTTCTGCATTGTAGATGTACTCTTCTTGCCAATACCAGGGTAGGAAAATAGCCTGGTATTCATTATCACCAGCCATGCCAGATAACCACCGCTGGTGAAAATAGTTTCCAATACCATTTGCAGTGCTTTCCAATATTATTTCTGTTCCAGGTTCATTGCTAATAGCTTGTAAAATACCTTTGCTATGGTCTTCAGCATAAGACCAGAAACCAACTTCACTGGAATGCATTAATTGTATTGTTTGGGAGCGTCCTACGGATTTATTTCCAGCAGTACCAACAGCATAACCACTGTCAAATTCACGGAAATATAATTCTTTTGCATTAGATGTATCAGGCTTTTGTATGAATCCCTGGGGAAGATTTTCATAAAATCTTTGTGCCATACCGAATAGATTTTTTGTAGCATCTTTATCGTGGGTTAAAATAAAAGCCTTAACACCACGTGTAGTAATAACACGATGAAAAAATCTCGCTTGAATATATGTAGAACAACCCTGTTGTCTACCTTTCAAAATTACAGCTCTTACGCGCCCAGTCGCAATCCTTTGCGATTCTAAACGTTCATGTAAATACTGCTGCGCGCGGTTGAACCTAAATAATTTAGGTTCTCCCGATTTACTCCTTATATTAAGAAACTTTGGTGCAAATTTCTTAAAGTCTCTTAATGTATCCAGCTGTTCATCACTTAATACACTATCATCAGTCATTTAATATTTCATTATGTCATTACATAATTCAAAGACAAGGTGAACCAGATGCGTCTTTATCTACATATGCGCAACCATTTGTTTCTTGTTGTGTAGGTTCTTTCGTTGGGTCTTTGCATGGTTCTTTTGATAGTGATTCTACATTCATGGTGAAGTATGCTTCTTTGGCACCTAAAAAACCATGATAGAAATCTGTCAGGATTATACTTTTTAATCCTTGATGTATAGGTAATCTTTGTATTTGCGACGTAATAGCATGATAGTGAGCTGCAAACTGTGCAAATAATTCGGATTTCAAATCTATTTTGATATCATTAGATTTATCTTGATTGTTTTCTGTTGTCGCTTCTTGCGTGGTATTTTGTGTCATAACACATCCTTATCATGAACAATAAACAAATAACATTTCTATGTACAAACTCATTATAACTATAAAGATACTTTATCCAAAAAATACCCTGTTACGTAAGGAAATTCTGCAAAAAAACCGTAACAGGGACAATGGATAAATCTAGCAACACTATGAGTAAAACTATTAACAATACTAACTACGGCTGTCATTGATTACAACAAAAACAATACTAGCTATTAGACTAGCGGTTTTTGTCATAATCGAATTCATTTTCACCTGGCATTTTTGGTGATAATTGCACATTACGTTTTGCACCTTCCATGGTTGTTGGAGGATGTGCAGTATTGGCTAAATCAGCCATGTTGTTGTAACCCATGCCTTTATTCATATCGTGGTTGTTTCTAGCTTCCCAAGACATTGGCATAGCTACATAATGTTCGTCTTTCTTGTTTTCTACAGCGCCGGATCGTCCGTCAAAATCACCCATGATATATATTCCTTTTGTATTGTGTCCGTATAATTAACCTATGATAGCGCCCCATTTCGTTGCTTGGCATCCATAGAATGCAGCACATGTGCCAGCTGGTACAGCAATAGCTGTGTTGGTAGCTAAAGAATTGATACTGTCGCCAACTGAAGGGAACACATTAACTGAATTAGCGCCAATATTTAATACAATGCAAGTCTGCGTTAATACATTAGCAGGTAACACAACGCTATCAGCTGCAGTGGCAACTGTAACTACTGTATTGAATCCGGTATTAAGCTGGGTAGCATTAGTTTGTCCGCCACCAGCATGTGCCACGATATTATTCAAGACAGGGTTTAATGAACTAATCGGCACAACAGAATTGAAATCAGGAAAGATATTCCAAAGTGTATTGAAACCATTAACATCTTGAATCAATACAGCATCGCCAACTTGCCATGTGAATGGGCCATTGTTAGCTACTGTGATACTTGGTTCGTTTGCTAATATATAACCAGTCAACCCAATAGTTTCGACTGTGTCATTAGTAATCATTCGGACAATGGTAATGTTATCGCCATAGTCTCTACGTATTGATGTTACGCTCATCGTGCATCTTCCTTATATATGTTCTTTATTTCTTTCTTCCATGGAAAATCTAATTACTATTATCAGTCAAATGACTAGAGTTTGTCTATTAGCTTTTGCGTTGGTGTATTTTTAGAATTATTATCGTATTGTTTAAGATTTGCGTCCGAATATTATTTGGTACATAATATAACCAAGCGAGCAAATAGATAGTACCGCTTCTATCGACAGACGTGAATATCTGCTGTCCGTCCGGCAATGTAAATAAAACGTGTCCTAATAAAAACAACAGGACTATTTCTATATAACATTGCTAGGAGACATGGATATGTCATTCAGCGGTAATTCATTTCAAGTCACACAATATATTTTAGATGAAACTTTTGTTAGATTTATCAATTACTTAAACTTTGCCAAGGTCGCCAATCGTAACCTTGAAGGCGATTTCAAAGGTCTGAAATACGCAACTGGCCAAACCATCAACTATCGTTTGGAAGAACGTTATTTGGGTGGATATGGTGCAACAGCAACATCGGAAGCCCGCGTACAAGTCGTGCGTCCATTAACAATTGACACACAATTCCATACCATGGTTGAGTTCAGTGGTTTCGAAATGACTTTCGATCGTGCTCGTGATCAACCGTATTTGGACATGATGTTAAACCCACGCGCTAAACGTTTGGCCAACATGGTTGAACAGTTCATTGCACAACAAAACTTTCAATTAGATGTCTATCAAGCATATGGGACGCCAGGTGTTGCGATTGACTTCAATACAGTTCTACAAACAGATGCTTACATGACACAACTTGGGATCCCGGAAGACGGTAATCGTTATTGGGCTAACCCACCTGCGGTGTCTGCAACATTGACCAATGACCTCTATACCGTGTTTAACATGGCTGTGAATAGAGGCGCGTTGTTAGATGGCTTCATTGGGCACTTGTCAGGGTTTGACTTCTTTAAGACAAACTTCCTTATCAGACAAGTAGCTGGTACGCCAGGCGCTACTGGTGGTACCCCCCCAACAGGTTATGTTGCAGCAGGTGTGGTCACTAATGGTCCTATCACTGGCGGCAATACCATTGCTGTTTCTGGTTGGACTGCAACGACAGGTACGTTGAATGTTGGTGACATTATCACAATTGATGCAGCTTCTGGTGTGTTTATGGTTAATCCATTGACGTACGAACCATTAGCACAGACTGCGCAATTTGTTGTGACAGCCCCGGTTGTTGCAAATGGCGCTGGTGATGCTGTGATTCCTGTTAATCCAACCATTGTGACAAGCGGTGCAAGACAAAACATCAGCGCGCCAATTCCAAACGGTGCCCAATTGTATGTAGCCTCTTCACACAATGTGTCATTAGCGTTCCACAACCAAGCTATTGTGTTCGCAGCTCCTCCTATCAAAGAATTGAAAGGTGGTGTTGAAGCAGTCACTTCATATAGTGATCTGTACAAAATGGCCATGACATACTCTCTCGGTGCTGACATCAGAAACTACGTTCAATTGG